TAAAGTTGCCGTTATCCGTGGTGCTACTGCAACCGATGTTTCAATAACTCAGGTGAACTGATATGATGAAAACTAAACTAACAAAAGCTGGTCAGAAGAAAGTTGGTGCTGTAATGCACGAGTATGGCAAGGGTGAATTGCACTCTGGCAAGGGCGGTAAAGTGGTTAAGAATCCCAAGCAAGCCATTGCTATCGGAATTGCAGAAGCCGCTAAGAAAATGGGTAGAATGAAATAACTAACTCTGCTCGTTGTGAGCAGATACTAACTTGACCAACCCTAGAGGAGTCAAACAAAATGAATAAATTAGAGGTAGGATATTCCGAAAACCTAACCAATAAAGGTAGAGGAAGACCCAAGGGGGCTGTTAATCGTGTCACTAATGAGTTTAGAGAAACAGTTAGATGCTTACTAGAGGATAACGCTGATAATGTTTCTAAGTGGCTAGAATTAGTAGCAGAGGGTGACGAAGCAAAACAGATTCGTCCTGACCCTTACAAAGCCTTAGACATGATTTCTAAACTGGCTGAGTACGCCACACCCAAACTGGCTAGAACAGAGTTAACAGGTAGCGACAACAAACCCATTGAGATTAGCGTTACATGGGCGAAGTAATTGAAATCCCTTACGCACCAAGGGAACACCAAATAAAAGTTCACGAGTTACTCGAAGCACATAGGTTTGCAGTAGTTGTGGCTCATAGGCGTTTTGGTAAAACAGTCGCTGCTCTTAACCATCTAATCCGTGATGCGGTGCTAAACCAACTAGAAACACCCAGATACGCTTACATTGCGCCTACCTATGGACAAGCAAAACGTGTAGCTTGGGACTATCTCGTTAAATACACTACACCGCTAGGCGGTACTAACAATATCTCAGAGTTACGAGTTGACTTCTGGGGTAGGCGTATTCAACTATATGGTTCTGACAATCCCGACTCCCTGCGAGGTCAGTTTTTCGATGGGGTAATCATTGATGAAGTGGGTGACCAGAATCCTAAGATATGGACAGATATCGTGAGGCCCGCCCTAACAGACCGCAAGGGATGGTGCTTATTTATTGGAACTCCGAAGGGACACAACCACTTCAAAGAGTTGCGAGACAGAGCAAAAACAGAGGATGGGTGGGGCTTGCTAGAGTTCAAAGCCTCAGAGACAGGGGTGGTGGATGACACAGAACTGAGGGCGGCTAAGAATGAGATGGGTGAAGATAAGTACCGCCAAGAGTTTGAGTGTAGCTTTGACGCTGCTGTTGAGGGTTCATACTTTGGTCAAATCCTAAACGAGTTGGAAGAAAAAAAGCATATGCAGGAGATTCCCAGAGAGGAGTTGAGCAGAACTTTTACTGCTTGGGACTTGGGTATGGGTGACTCTACGTCTATCTGGGTGGCTCAGTTAGTGGGTACTGAGGTGCGCCTAATTGACTACTACGAGAATCATGGCGTAGGACTAGACCACTACGTTAAGTGGATTAAGGACAACGACTATCTCAAAGCAGAGCATATTCTGCCCCATGACGTTAGGGTCAGGGAACTTGGGACAGGTAAGAGCAGAATGGAAATGCTTGAGGAATCAGGATTAGAGGTCAAGATAGCCCCAAGGATGGGACTTGATGATGGCATCCAAGCAGTAAGACGATTGCTTCCAAGGTGCTGGTTTAACGTACCTAAAGTGCAGACAGGACTAAACTGCCTTAGAAACTACCGCAGAGATTACGATGAGAAGCGTAAGATATTCTATGAAAGACCACTACACGATTGGTCAAGTCATGGCTCTGATTCTTTCCGTTACTTAGCCCTTGGATTGGATGAGGGACATTCAACATGGTCTAAGCCTATTAACTCATTACCGAAATGGATTGTCTGATGTATGTATCAATGCAGGGTGTAAATTTAGCACCAAAGGTAAAAGAACTTGAATTACGTCTTGAAATGTTGGAAAATGTGGTAAAAGCATTACAATTGGACAAACCCCGAATGGGTCGCCCTCCAAAGGACAAACATGGAACAGAACGAACTGAAGTCAATACTACAGGCAGAGATTGATGACGCTATTGGCTTTATTGAAAGTGAAACTGTTGAACAGCGTAAACTGGCTTTGGAAGCGTATCTCAGACAGCCATATGGTAATGAGGTTGAGGGAAAGTCTCAAATCGTTACTGGAGAAGTTGCAGAAGCGATAGATGGTGCGCTGCCTAGCTTAGTTCGCATCTTTACAGGCTCAGATGATATTGTAGTTTTCGAGCCTCAAGGCCCTGCCGATGAAGCATCCGCAAAACAAGCGACACAGTATTGCAATTGGGTTTTTAGCCGTGATAACGAAGGCGTAGCCATTCTGCACGATTGGTTTAAGGACGCTTTGCTTCAGAAAAATGGAATTCTGAAAGCGTACTGGCAAGATAAAGAAGACATAACCAAAGAGCGTTACTTTGACTTGACTAACGATGAGTTAGCAATGCTGATGAGTGATGAGACTATGGAGATTGTCGAGCAAGATACGACAGAGTTCCCAATATTTGACCCAATGGGACAGCCAGTTATAGACCCGATGGGTATGCCAGTTATGGGTGCTACTCATAACGTAGTTGTCCAACAAAAGAAGAAATCTGGCAAAGTAACGATTGAGAACGTACCCCCAGAGGAGTTCTTGATTAGCAAGAAGGCTAGAACCATTGCTGATTCACCTTTCGTAGCCCACAGGCAGATGTTGACTCGTAGCACTTTGATGGCTATGGGTTTTAACAAGAAGCAAGTAGAAGGCTTGCAGATGGGTGATGCTTTGGCGTACACACCAGAGCGTGTGGCTCGTTATGCAGCAGGTGAGCAACCTTACCAAACACAAACAGATGACCCCTCAATGCAAGAGATTGAGGTCTTTGAGTGCTATGTCAAAACTGATATAGATGGCAAAGGCATTGCTTCATTGGTTCAAGTGTTCTACGCTTCTAATGAGATTCTTGAGGATGAGAAGGGTAAGGAAATGGTTGAGGAAGTTGACTATGTTCCTTTCCACTCAATCTGTCCTATACCAATTCCGCACAAGTTCTTTGGTAACTCGTTAGCTGACAGAACAGTTGACCTACAGCTAATCAAAACTACCATCACTCGTCAGATGTTGGATAACTTATATCTGACAAACAATGCTCGTGTGGTTGCGGTGGAAGGTCAAGTAAACCTTGATGACCTGCTGACTTCTACCGCAGGTGGTGTTATTCGTGCCAAGTCACAAGGTGCTGTTCAACAGTTGGTTGTTCAGAACGTGGCTAATCAGGCTTTTCCAATGCTTCAATACTTGGACACAATCCAGTCTAAGCGTACAGGCGTGTCTGATGCCTCACAAGGTTTAGACCCTTCTGTCTTACAGAATGTTACGGCAGCAGCAGTAGCCTCTATGCAACAAGCTGGCGCAGGTAAGATTGAACTGATGGCTCGAATCTTTGCTGAGACAGGCGTTAAGTCTTTGTTCAAGGGCATACTACATTTGTTATGTAAGTATCAGGACAAGGCTCGTTTGGTGCGTATGCGTGGTGAGTTTGTAGAGTTTGACCCTAGAACATGGGCTAACCAATACGATGTTTCCATCAACGTAGGTTTGGGTGCAGGGAATCGTCAAGAGCAGATGGCTATGTTGTCTATGGTTCTTGCTAAACAAGAGCAGTTGATTGGTCAGTATGGGCTTGCTAATCCTTACGTTTCACCTGCTCAGTATCGTGGCACATTGGGACGCATGGTTGAGATTGCTGGCTTTAAAGATAGTGCTGAGTTCTACAAAGCGATTACGCCAGAGCAAGACCAAGCATTGAGCAATCCTCCTCCACAGCAACAGCAGATGCCTCCAGAAGTACAGGCATTGATGGCTAGAACTCAAGCTGAGATACAAGCTAACCAAGCTAAAGCCCAAGCTGATATGCAGATGCAACAACAGCAGATGCAGATTGACATGGAGATGGCGCAACAGAAGGCGGCTCTTGAGATGCAATTATTGCGTGAGAAGGAAGGTGCTAAGTTGCAATTAGAGCGTGAGAAACAACAGGCTTACTTTGCATTGAAGCAACAAGAGTTTGAAGCAGAAGCCCAATTGAAAGCAATGAAGATTGGTGCTGGCATTACATCCAACGTAGAGATTAGGGGTTAATCATGGCTACAGCACCAGCATATTTTTCAGACCAACAAGTTAAAGATTACATTGCAAGTCAATATAAAGGCTTGAGTGGCGATGCACTTTACACAGCTATTGCTACTGAGGCTGCTGCACAAGGTGTTCCAGCAGAACAAATTGGGCGTGTTTTAGGTTTTGATACTGGCATTGTTAATCAGTACGCAACTAACGTAGGTAAGCCACTTGTTGCTGAAAAACAAGCACTTGATACAGTCATTGACTATGCTTATAACACCCAATTAGGGCGTGATGCCACAGCTAAAGAAAGAACTGAAGCTGTTGATTATTTAACTGGTGGTGGCACTTTTACTAACCAAGGCACTTCTGCAAAAGGTACTGGAGTTCTGAACTACAGTAACGAAGGCTACAACTACGACACACAAAGCATTATTTCTGGCTATCGTAGCGCATTAGGTAGAAACCCTACTCAGACAGAATATGTCTCTGAAATGGCTAAATTGGGCTATGACCCATTCAATGCGAGTGTTTTAGGTACAGCAAAGAACTTATCAGCTAATGTTGCTGCGTTTGAGAGTGACCCATTTGCAGGGCGTTATGCCAATGTCAACCCTTATGGTGTCTATGACCCTACGACACAGACTTATAAACTAGATGGAACAGTACCTAACATTTCTCAGAATGTTTCTGGTAACAGCGTCCAGTTTATTAGCCCTGTTACGCAAAGACCTATTACCACTTCATTTGTAAATGGTAAGTTAGTTGTTAAGGATGGCGTAGATACGCTAACTGGTGAGCAAGCACAATCAGCTATTAACTTAGCATTGAATACTGGTGCGCTAACAGCGACTGAGTACAAAAACCTAACTAACTCATTGGCTAGTGCTAAGTCAATGGATGATGTTTATGCGGCATTTGGTACACCACAAGCGGTAGCAGCGTTAGACCCTAACTATGGTTTCCAGTTAGGTGTAGGTAAGACGCTAGAGCAAGCACAAGCAAACTCTACTGGTATTCAAGCATTGGTTGACAAGTTGGCTGCTGAGAATGGTGGGCGTTTACCTGCTAACTTCTCTGTTGGTGCGTTGGCTAAAGCTGGTAATATTCCTTTCCAGTTTGGTCAGGAAACTTACGACAAGTCTTACATGACTGACGCTAATAAAAAGATAAATACATTAGCAAAAGCACCTACCTCATCATTTAATTTTAACCCACAGAACATTTATCAACAACCAATTGTCGCTGGTCAGATGCGTGAGTTGTTCCCTGCGTTTAGTGAATCCAAGCGTTTGGCTCAAGGCTTGATAAATCAACGTCCTACAACTCAAAGCATTGTTAACATGATTCAAGGCGCACCTATTAACACAGCAACTATTGCGCCTCCTACTGGATTGATGGATGCTTGGAAAACAGCAGAAACATCTGGAAACTATGGTGATGTGGCTAATATGCTTAAAGGTGTATCTGTTAATGACTTAGGTAGATATGGTGCTTCACCTGCTGATATTGCTTACATTACATCTCGTCCACAGATAGCAGGTTTATTCCCAACTGGAACAACTGCTGGAACAACTGCTATACCTTCATTGAATAATGTTTTAAACATGATTTCTAAGTGAGAACAGAATGAACTACCAAGAATTGCTTGAATTAGTTGGTGGAAATAATCCTAAGACTGCTACTTATCAGGACATTGTGTCTGGTATCCAAAGCCAGTATCGTCCACAGACTCAGTTTGCACCCACAAGGTCATTGCTAGACATGATTGGTACTCAGTTACCTGACCAACCTAGAATTGCTTATGGCTCTTTGTTACAGGCGCAACCCAGAGTATTGCCAGAAAAGTTTGATATTAGTAAATACACAACCAAAACTCAAGGCGATACAACTACAACTACAGATACTGGTCTTACTGGTGGCGATAGTGGTGGAGATGGTGGTAATGTTGGAACTACTGGAAACTCAGGGGTTACTGTAAATGCTGATGGTACTGTTACAGCAAACACAGTAAACCAAGGTCTAGCATCAGTTGTTGGAATGGTTACTGGTTTACCACTTGGATTGGTTGCGTCAATAACAAATGCAATAAATAATGCTACTGCAAATACAGCAAATGCAGCCATTACTCAAGCAGATGTAGATAGCATTGCTACTACTGGTAATACAGCAACTGCTGGCGTAACAGGTACAGGCGCAGCGGCAGCAGCAGCAGGAACGGCAGCAGCAGCAGCCGCTAGTGCCGCAGGTATGTCTGACGCAGCAGCAGCAGCCGCAGGTCAAGCAGCCGCAGATGCAACAGTTGGTGGTGCTTCAGCAGCCGCAGCAGCATCGGCAGCCGCAGCCGCAGCCGCATCAGCAGATAGTGCAGGTAATAGTGGAATTGCTGGAGATACAGGGCCAAGCGGAATTGGTGATGGCGTTGGCGATGGAACTGCTTTTGCTAGAGGCGGTTTAGTTACCATGAACAGATTGATGGGTTCTAATCCAGTTGGTCAAGACGATGGTTATGCCTCATTGCAGTCTGGTGAGTATGTCATTAAGAAAAATGCTGTAGATAAGTATGGTGAAGAATTCCTTGGGTTGCTTAACTCTGGAAAACTTACAAAGAAACAAATTAAATCACTTCTATGAACGATAAAGCGGTTCTGGCTCAATGGGCTAAAAACTTACTAAATGATGACTTTTTCAAAGAAGTATTAAATAACTTGAAAAACGAACAGATTAGTGTGATAATTAACACAAGTGCAGAAGAATGTGATAGGCGTGA